GTTCGTCTGAAGCTCGAGATTTGGCTAGGTATTGAGCGGGCGCGATACGCAACACACTGTATTTGCTTCTGTTTTTATGAAAGTACAGCGTAGAACCTGTGCCCTGAGCAATTACGACGCGGTGCTTGGACAGCTTCGCTCGGCCGGCCTGCTGGTGGGCGATCTGGATGTCTCGGGCCGCATCGTGCGCGTGCCGCTGGATGACGACCGCGAAAAGCGCGGCTGGTACGTGCTCCACGAGATCCGCGGAGACGACGGCCAGCCGCTGATCGTCGGCAGCTTCGGCGTGTGGCGCGGGGTCGACTCCGGCGTCACCAAGATTGAGATCAAGCGCGAGGCGCTCTCGGCGGAGGCCGCCGCGGCGCTGCGCGAACGGCTGCGCGAGGACCGCGCCCGGCTCCAGCGCGAGGCCGCCGCCCAGGCGCGCCGCGCCGCCGGCCGGGCCGAGGCGATCTGGCGCAAGTCCTTGCCAGAGCCGGACCCCGCCGCGCCGCCCGAGTATCTCCACCGCAAGGGCATTCAGGGCCACGGCGTGCGCTACACCGCGAGCGGTGCCGTGGTGGTCCCGATGCATGACGGCCACGGGCGCATACACGGCTTGCAGTTCCTCCTCTCGCGCAGTGGCAGCGCCGAGCGCATCGCCAAGACCGGGCGCGACAAGGAGTACTGGCCCAAGGGCCTGGCCAAGCATGGCCACTGGTTCCAGATCGGCCAGCCGGCCCATGGCGGCATGCTCCTGGTATGCGAGGGTTACGCCACCGGCGCGAGCCTGCACCAGGCCTGCGGCCATCCGGTCGCGGTCGCCTTCGACGCCGGCAACCTACTGCCAGTGTGCCGTGCACTGACCAAGCGCTACCCCATGGCCAGGCTCCTCGTCTGCGCCGACGACGACTTCGCCACCAAGGGCAACCCAGGGATTGATGCGGCCCAGGCCGCCGCTATGGCGGTGAGCGGCGCCTGGGTCGCGCCGCGCTTCGCCCTTGAGGAGCAGGTCACGCTGCGCGAGCGGATCTCCTCAGATATCGACTGGACTGCCCCCGACCATCGCGAGCGCGTCGGCGAGCTCCTGCGCAACGGACCCGGCAAGCTCACTGACTTTAACGACCTGCACCAGGCCGAGGGCCTTCTCCTGGTACGCGAGCAGATCGCCGCGCGCATCGCCGAGCTGGGATGGGAGGCTTCGCGCGCGTCCACTCCACAACCGGGGGGGGCGGGGCGTGCTGAAGGCGACTGGCACTTCGACCTCGAACGCATGCTGGATGGCTACAGCCTGATCTACAGCACCGACACCGCCTTCGACGGCGAACGGCGCATGATCGTCGGGCTCGGTCCCCTGCGCGCCGCCGCCGGCAAGGCCCTGGTGCGCGAATGGCTGGAGCACCCCGCCAGGCGCACCGTGCTGCCAGATGAAGTCGGCTTCGACCCAGCCGGCGAGGACCCTCGCCTCAAGTGCAACCTGTGGGGCGGCTGGCCCACCGTGCCGCAGTCTGGGCGCTGTGAGCGGCTCCTGGAGCTGGTCGAATACCTGTGCAATCACAACCCGGCGCAGCAACGCGAGCTGTCCGCATGGCTGCTCAAGTGGATCGCCTACCCGATCCAGCACCCCGGCGCCAAGATGCAGACCGCGGTGTTGATGCACGGCCCCGAGGGCACCGGCAAGAACACGCTGTTCGGCGCCGTGCGCAAGATTTACGGGCGCTACGCTGTGCAGTTCAGCCAAGTGGAGCTGGAGAGCAACTTCAACGGCTGGGCCAGTGGCAAGCTCCTAGGCATAGGCAATGAGGTAGTCAGCCGCACCGAGCTCTACCACATCCAGGGCCGGCTCAAAAGCATGATCACGGAGCCTGAATGGGTCATCAACGAGAAGATGCTCCCGGCCAGGAGTGAACAGAACCACTGCAACTTCGTCTTCTTCTCCAACCGCATCGACATCGCCAAACTCGACCATGGCGACCGCCGTTACTGCGTGATCTGGACCCCGCCGGCCCTGTCGGCGAGGTTTTACGCCGAGGTCGCAGAGGAGCTGCGCAACGGCGGAGTCGAGGCCTTGCACCATTACCTGCTGCACCTGCCGCTTGGGGACTTCTCGCCCCACACAAAACCGCCCGAGACCAGCGCCAAGCAGGACCTGGTCGAGCTCGGCATGGACTCCACCGAGCGCTTCTACCGCGACTGGACGCTGGGGCATCTCGAGCTGCCCGCGGTCGCCTGCCGCAGCGAAGACCTCTACGCCGCCTACCGCTCCTGGACCGCGCGCGAAGGCATCGGCAAGCCGGCGCAGAAGCAGACCCTGCTCACCGCGATCGGCAAGCGCCCTGGCGTCGTCAAGGCCCAGGAGCGCTACAACCTGTCCAACTTGCAGGTTGAGAAGCGCACCGTGGTCTTCGTCAACGGAGCCCATCGCGGCCCGGACGACGGCTCCAGCCGCGGCGCCTGGATCGGCCGTCAGGTAGAGAACTTTGCATCCGCGCTCGCGCTGTGGAGCAATGTATGAGCGCCGCCGTGCCTAGACTGCCTAGACCTGAAGGTGGTTTGCCTAGACCTGTGCCTAGACCTGAAACGGCCTGTTTTTCCTGTGCAGCCAGCGGCTTAGCGTCTCTGCCTAGACTGCCTAGACCTCGCGCCTATTTACCATGCGCGCGCGCCCGCGCATGCGCCCGCGCGCCCGCGCGCACGTACATGCTTATAGGCATGTTAAGTCTAGGCAGTCTAGGCATTCCTTACACGGCAAGCACTTATGGCACTTTCAGGTCTAGGCACAGGTCTAGGCAAACCACCTTCAGGTCTAGGCAGTCTAGGCAAATCCGGCCCCAATTAGCCCGCAGGAGCCCCAAATGACCCCAGATCGCCTCACCCAGGCCGAGTTCGCCGACTATATCGGCGTCAACAAATCCACCGTCACCCGCCTCAAGCAGGCCGGGCGCCTGGTGATAAGCGCCGACGCGCGCGTCGACGTGGCCGCTAGCGTCGCCCGCATCGAGGCCACCCGCGGCCAGCGGCACGATGTCGCCCAGCGATGGGAGGACGCCCGCCGCGGCGCCGCCGCCGCTTTGCCAGAGCCCGCCGCGGCAACGGTTCCCGATTCCTCAACGGTTCCCGAGGACGACCACGAGGCCCTCGACGTGGACCAGATCGGCCGGCGCACGCGGCTCGCGCAGATGCGCAAGGCCGAGGCCGAGGCCGAAGCCCGCATGCGGCAGAACGCCATCGAGGCCAGCACCCTCATCGCCAAGTCCGACGTGCTGCGCGACATGGCCACCGCTACCGGCATCATCCACAACGCCGCCGAAAGCCTGCCAGACCGCGTCACCCCGCTCATCACCGGCGAGGCGGACGCGACCCGCATCCGCGCCGTGCTCCGCGACGAGGTCGAGCAGCTACTCGCCGCGGTGGCGGAGCTGCTGGAGGCGGTGGGGACGGGGAGGGCGGCGTGATGAGTATGAATTCCGTGACCTGCTTATTGGCATGGCTCGTAGCGTTTATCGCTAACGGCCAGAATCACCCGACGCAAAAGGAGCAACACGATGAACGCTAAACCAAACTCAGAAGCTCGACGCGCATTTTGCGGTCGGGTGCATTCACTTGCTGGGAAATTCTTGTGCTGGCTTGGCTGGCACGATTGGCGCTATGCCTCCAACTACCGCCGCGGCGGCAGGCATGTCGGAACGCCGAAGGAAATCAGCAGAGCACGATGCCAGCGCTGCCAGGGGCGGGAATGGGAACATGACAATGCCTGAAAGCGTAGTCATTGACGGAACGCGCTACATCGCAGAGCGTCCACAGCGCCTGGATCGGCGACCGCTAGCGGCGCTCGTTGCGGAAGCAAGGGCTGCCAACGGTCAATCGCTCGAACAGGCAGCCAGAGCAATAGGAAGCACGAAAAGCCACATGCTCGCAATCGAGCGTGGCACGGCGCCTCGCTTGCCGATGCTGCAAAAGCTCTTGCGGCATTACGGCATTTTATTCGATGAAATAGCGGATGCTTAATCAGCCCAACGTGAAGCCTCACCCGCCGCCGGGCAAACAGCACAGGAGCAGCAGACCATGACAAACGACCAAAACACTACAGCGCCAGCAGACCGCACCGCGGCAGGCGGTCGGGTGCAGGCGCTTGTTGGGTTGCGTGAACTGGCTACCGAGGCATGCAACGCAGCTTTCGATAGATCCCATGAATTTCGCAACAACTCCATAAACTGGGCAGATCTGCGCTGCGTGCAGGCCCAATACTGCGTAGATGATGATGGCGACGAGACACACATGGTGTGGATTGAAGAGGCATCGCCTGACAGCGTGGCGCTGGCCATCTTCGTCGAAGAATACCTGGCCGCCCGTGGCCATCCGAACGTTGAGTGCCATTGTGAGTGGTGAGCAACCCAACGCCGCAAATCACCCGACGCGAACACGCGCAGCGTGTGAGCGGGTGATGCCAGGCGAAGAAGATGACGCCTAACAGTGCATTAGGCCGCATGCGGCCTATCACACAACCAAGCAAATCCTAAATACCGCAGGGCCAATAAGGCGTTTCGCGAGGCCGTGCGATACATTTCCGCTAAGCAATAAAGAGGTGCGTATGAAAATCATGCTTGACAAAAGCCCAAAGCAGATCGAGGAATACTCGTCTCGTTATCAGTATGAGTTTTGGCAGCTGCGCACGCCGTTGACGAAGTACGCTATTTCCGGGCGGCCCTATGGTTTAGACAACGGGTGCTTTTCTGGTCGGTTACCAAAAGCGTGGGATCGGTTACTTTCTGAGGCGGAAGAACATCGGCCGGTTTTCGTCTGTCTTCCGGATGTTGTTGGGTCCGCGCGCCGGACGGCCGATTTGTTCCGGCTCTTCGAGCGCAGAACTAATGGACTGCCGCGGGCGCTGGTGCTCCAAGATGGTATAGGCAGTATCGAAATCCCGTGGAGTCTGATCTCCGCTGTGTTCATCGGCGGTTCGGACGCCTTCAAAATTGCGCCAGAGGCGATCCAGGCGGCGCAATGCGCGAAGATGCTCGGTAAGTGGGTCCACGTTGGCCGCGTAAACGAGGCTAAGCGGGTGCGCAACTGGATTGGACTCGCTGACAGCATAGATGGATCAGGCATTAGTCGTTTCGATCACATGCTTGAGAACGTGCTTTCCGCGATCCGCGGAGAGCATGTACAGAAATCGTTTGATGCGGTCTAACAACCAAGCAAATCCTAAGTAGGCTGGGAGTCCGGCAAAATGCAGAAAATTACTGTGTCAGATCTGCAAGACACAATGTCAAGAATTACGATTGCAATTTACCGCGACGACATGCAGGCAGTCATCGCGCACACAAAGACCCTGCTCAATCAGGCGCGCACCAGGAGAGTGCAGACCGCAACGCCCCTCACCGACGAGCAGTACGATCAGAACCTGATGCAGCACGGCATCGTGCGATGAGCTGGGCGTTGACGGAGCTCGCCAAGCGCCTCAAGCCCAGGCGGCGCCTGTCCGTCTCGGAGTGGGCGGACGGCCACCGGCGCCTATCGCCCAAGAGCAGCAGCGAGCCCGGCGTCTGGCGCACATCCCGCGTGCCATACCTGCGCGAGATCATGGACGCCCTCTCGCTTGACAGCCCGGGGCAGCGGGTGGTGGTGAAGAAGTCCGCCCAGGGCGGCGGGACCGAGGTCGCCTGCAACTGGATCGGCTACATCATGGACCACGTCCACCTCGCCAAGCCGACCCTGATCGTTCTGCCAACCGAGAAGCTCGCCACCCGCTGGGTGCTCCAGCGTTTGCGCCCGATGGTGGAGAGCACCCCGCCGCTGCGCGCACTGATCGATGTCAGCAAATCCCGCGACGGCTCCAACCGCCTGGACGCGATCGACTACCCTGGCGGGATCCTCTACATCAGCAACGCCGGGTCGGCCAGCAACCTGAAATCGGACTCCATCGCCTTCGTCATCTGCGATGAAGTCGACGAGTTCGACTGGTCCGTCGATGGGCGCGGCGACCCGATGGGCATGATCGAATCGCGCCAGGCCAACTTTCCGCGGCGCAAGCTGCTCATCGTCTCGACGCCCACGGTGAAGGGCTCCAGCCGCATCGACGGGGAGTGGGACGCCAGCGACCAGCGCCGCTACGAGGTTCCCTGCCCGCACTGCGGCGAGCGCCAGCCCCTGGTGTGGGAGCATCTGTGCTGGTCGCAGGACCTCACTCAGGTCTGGTACACCTGCGCCGTCAAC